CTGGACCATTTTTCAATAAGAGTCGTTGAAATGTCTGCAATTTTTTCTATTGCTGGCTTTACACTTTTTAGTATGTCGGAAGCAAAAGCTTTAAAGTTATTTTTTAGAATAGAAATTTGTGTATCAAGTGCTCCCAAAGATACTTCTAATTCTCTTTGAGCAACTTCAGAAGCATTAGCCGCTCCAGCAAGTTGAATAAACATTGCTCTACCAGCTTCTGTTGCTACTGAGCCGATTAAGTCAACTTGGTCTTCTCTTTGGGCTTTTACAATTTCTTCAGTAACTTTTTTTCTTACTTCTTTTGCAGCATTAATTTGTGATTGAGTTACTTTCCCTTGCATTCCTTCAACATCTTGACCAGCTTGTGCAGTTGCAACTCTTGCAATAATACCAATATCTTTAAAACTTTGAATAACTGGAAGGTTGGCGTTTTTGGTTCTATTAGCTGCTAATACCGCAGTGTTTGCATAGCCTTGCAATCTTTTTTCCGCACTTTCTGTTGCGGGGATAGTTTCATTCTTTAATAATTTGTCAAAAGCTGCTAATTGAGCAATAGCAACTTCCATTCTTGGGCCTTGACGAACGCCAAAAACTTTTGCGAAGAATTCCATTGCGCCTTCTTGACCAGCGGCACTGTCTTTTAATTCATTAAAAGAATCAATAAGACTTTGAATTGCATCAAGACCAGTACCCTTAATTTCTGTAAAACTAGTTCCATACTGCTTTGCTAGTGTTTTAAACATTTCAGCATTTTGCTTAGTTGGTGCTGTTAGTCTTTGAAGTGAAACTTTAATTGAGTTAGCAGACGCTCCAACTTCAAAACCAGCAGATTTCATAGGAGCAAGCAATGCTGCTGCTTCAGTCATTGATAAGCCGAATGATGTGGCAGCAGCAGCAACTTCTGGGAATGCGTCACCAAGATCTTTAAGTGTTAAAGCCGTTACGTTTTCAACAGAGTTAAATAAGTTTAATTGTGCAGTAGCTGCTTTAATTCCTGCAAGTTCTCTTGCTTCAACTGTTGGGAATAGTCTGCCAGATTGTTGGAATGCTCTTTGTGCTTGGAAGTAAAGGCTCTGTACCAGATCTTTAGCATTGCCAATATCCATATTACCAAGCTTTTCTGTCTTGGCTGTTAGTTCTGTAATTTCTTCAATATTCTTAGTTACTTGAATACCAAGTTCTGCAAAATCTCCAGCAAGTCCAACTGTTAAGCTTTTTGATACACCATAGGTTCTACTGATCTTAGTTAAACCTTCATCAAGTCTATTGTAATTATTAACTAAGTTATTAACACTATCAACCTGTTTTATTGTTGCATTATTTAAATCAACACCAAGTTTTTTAGCAGCAGCATCTGCAGTTGGAGCAACTGTTTCAAGAACCTTAGTTAATCTAACAAATTCTCTATCTATTGCAACAAGAGATTGTAAACCAAATCTTGAAAATCCCATGATTGGGGTTGTAAGACCAATAATAAGGCTTCGACCTACGAACTGAGCGTCTTTACCAAGTCTCTTTTGCTCTTGTGAAAGTGATTTAAGATCCTCAACTAAAGCGCGAACTCTAATGCTCTTTAATGATTGTTCATAAGCTTTTAAATCTCTAACAGCAATTTGTCTAAATTCAGAAGATGCTCCTGATGCAAATCTATAAGATGTTCCTAGCCCAGAAATTTCTTTTCTTACTCTAGAAAATTCATTAGTAAGAATTGCATTATTTCTTGCAACTTCAGAAATGGTTTTTGCATGATTTTTTAAAGATGAATCTGAAGAACCTATGGCAGATGATAAAGCACGACTTCTTGCTTCAAGGTTTTTAATTGGGTTTGTAGCGCCAACAATAGCCCTGTTTAATTGATTCATGGCATTGCTTAAGTTGTAGACTTTCTCTACACCTTGAACGGCTATGCCTAATACAATATCTACATCACTCATCAATTAGTACCTATCAAATTATCCCATTTCATAGTAAAAAATGCAATAAAATTATTGAGAGAATTCAAAGCCAAGACCGATTGGAATATCAATAATATTGTCTTTAGTAATTGAATTATCATCTACAGGATTCTGGTCGTACCAATCATCATCAAAATCAACCTCTCCACCAAATGCAACAGCAGATGCTTTAATTGTCTTTGAATATTCATTACCGCATGCACGATATAAAAGGAAAAGTTCATGTAGGAGCAAGGAGTCTTCTAATTCTTCTAGATTCTTCCAAGCCCCTATCTGAACAAAAACTTCTGATTCATACTTCAGTAAGGGAAGATCATCCCATGCGATTGGTTCACCAGAACCTGCTGACCCTCCCTCTACAGGTTTGGGTCGCCACCCATAGCTACTGCCATGAGTTCTTGGAATGAACGAAGATCAAGTGCGTCTTCCAATGCGTCTTCATCAGCAGCCAACTCTGGGTCTACCTTCTTAAGAGCAATCTTTGCCGCAGCAACCATCTTGTCAATATCCTCATCGGTCATTGCACCTTCATCTGTTGCTTTCATATCATTTGCAACCTTCATGAATTCTCTGAGTGAACGGATTGTAAGGGGCTTAATTGTTCGCACCTTGCCATCAGCAAACACGATATCTGTTCCCTTGTACATATCTACATTCTTATTAGCCATTTTAAATGAACCATCCTTTATCTATAAATAGGGAAAATCCCCTGTGCAATATAATACCACACAGAGGATTGACCCAAGTACTAAAGATTAGTGTTTTTTATGTCTGATCGATGATCTTACCGTATTCGTAACCAACATCGTCAGATGCTGGGAGTACACGGAACGAAACTGCGAAGACCGAAGCTTCTGCTCTCTTCATGCTGATCGTTGATGATTCCATTGAGATTGCTCTCTTTGTTCTGAACTTACGTGTCTTCGTTGTTGCTGCATCAGATCCAGGTGCATTACCTTCAATCTGAACAGCCTTCTCGAATGGGTACACGCTCTGTCCACCAAACTTAAATGTTCTGGTTCCTGAACCGTCAAGTGTATTAACGATATCTGCACCAGCTGCATCAGCGTTTGCAATTTCAGTGTTGTAGCTCCATGCGATTGCAAGGTTTCTCAAAGTGCCTTCAGCCATGGTTGTCTTAACCATAACCTTAACTCTTGACTGAATAACCTTAGCAGCGTCACCGAACTGGTCAACTTCAATGTCGACCATATCTGGCTGCCAAGAAATTTCTACACCGCCCTGTGTGTAGCCAACATCAGTAAGAGCATCAAAGTCGGTGCCTGTCATTGTCAAGTTGGAAGCACCAACTCTAACAACTGCTTCACCAACAACAATATTTGCTGCGTTAGTTGCCATTATTTTTCTCCTAAATTATTCGAGGAAGAAAATTTTCTTTCCTCTTTTATCACGCCATTTAGCGATCTTTTTTACATGGTCTGGGTGAACCTCATCCCCTTTTCTACCAATTCCCAAGCCTTTTTGCCATTCAAACTCGTAGGATTTAGCACCCATTCTGACGGTATAACCTTCAGTTTTACCTATGTATGTAATAGTAGTATACTTCATATCTTATTAGCATACCATAGTTATGCGTAAGAAGTTGAATATATCCTAAAATCTAAGTCCATTTGATACCAGCCCTCTTTTTCTAAAGGTTCTAAAATTGAAGAACCTACAAAGATTGCAGACTTGAATCTATGGTTTACACTCTCAATTCCACCAGATTTAGAAACAGTATCTCCTCTGCCAAGTAGATAGATAAATCTTTCTGCTATTTTAAATAGTCTATCAGCATCACTATCATAAATTGAGTATCTTATATTGTCATATCTATTCCAAAAAGCCTCAACTGATGGAATTGATGGGTAGAAATAGTAAACAACAAAAGGTGGAGATTCTGTTCCGTAACCAATTACAGGGAAAAAATTCATTGTTTTACCAGCAATTGATTGAAGAGTTGCATCTTCTTTTAAGAAAGTATTTACATCGTATACACTAACTGTCATTATTGCCCTACCCTTGATCTAACATATGGTAAATCAGTAAGACCTGAGGTACCGCCTAATGGACCAAATCCAAATCTTTTAATAGCAAACTCAAGATTTTGAATAATAATATTACGAGCTTCTGTTTTAATCTCATCACTATGCCCTTTTGAATATGGAATAGAAGCAATTCTTAAAACCCTAGGATACGGAGGAACTGATGCATCTCTCAATACCATCAGATTTCCCCTCTTCCCTCTTACGGTATAGGCTTTTCTTCCCTTCAATAATATAGAAGCTGCAATATATGCGTCTGCGCCATTGCTTGTTTTTTCATTTTTCATTGGCGTTATTGTCAGGCTATAACCCAAAGAACCCCTTGTAGAAATTACAAAATCTAAATATCTAGACGCAGGAAATCTATTGTAGAGTTTTTGACCTAGATTATTAGATGTTCTATAAAGAGCAGACTGCTGTGCCGATGCAATCCTATTAGGGAAGGTATCAATTTTATTCATCAACGCTTCCATTTGTTTAGTTGTATTAGAGTTAATATTCATTTTAAGCATTTTCTACCACTCTTCTGGTAACGATCAAAAGATGGTGCAACGCGCCTTTGAACCCCATATATTTACGAATGCTAATAATTTCTAATGGTCCAACTTCAAGTACATTACCATATCTATCTCTAACATTTTGAATTCTATTATTATAAGTTATATATTGAGCATCTTGATGAGATATATAAAATTCATATTCATCAATATTGTCAACATACGGCTCAATTCTTCTTTCGCTTCTTTTTGCTTGGAATACGGCGGGGACAGTCGCTGACTTTGCAAATGTAGTTGTTCTCTGACCTGCACTATTTGTTGATGTTGTTCTTTCATAAACATCTACTTTATGAACAAATCTTAAATATGTTTTTGCACTCATTACACAATATAATCCATCACAAAAAGCGTATAGTCCATTAAAAGAACATCTGCTTCAATATTGCCAGTAGTTTCATAGAATGTATCTTTCATATAAACAGTAAGAGCATCCATCTCAACTCTAGTCATTCCATGCGCTCTGTATTCATAATCGTTATTCATAATGTCAGCAATAAGAATGTCACAAGCCTGTTTAACATTTTCAGGAACAAATCTCCAACCAAAATCTCCAGAAATCTGATATGTCAAATCTGGATCCCATCTTCCTAATACAAAAATTTCTTCTGGTTCGGATGTTTTCTTAAATCTAATGTTGTAAGTGGTGTCAAAGTTGAATGGTTGTCTAATCTTCTCTACCCTGTCGACAGTCTCGCTAAGAAGTATGAATTCATCATCTTCGCCCGGCTCTTGGATAACACTTCTTAAAGTCGTTACAGGGATTGGCAATCTTAATGACGAATAATTATTTCCATTAATGGTCATTGTCTTGTTTGGATAGAAGTCAAAAGACTGACCGCAGTATGTGTCAACTGCATTTCTAACCCTCTTGGCAATTGACTCAAACTTATTACCAAATTCATCATCCAATTCAGGGTGATTGTCAAAGAATTCAGCAGAAGTGATATAAGGGGTAAAGACATTTATATATTTTGATTGGGTATACTGAGTCCCAGAAACGGTATATGTGAAATCAGCCCTGTGTCGCCCTGCTGAATTTAAAATATAGATACCAGAGGCTTGTTGCCCATATGTAATTGTATAAGTCCCTGTGCCCGTTCTGGTGGCGCTGGTTGGGCCTGAGACCAGATCACCGAGTTCATGGTATAGGGATACAGAAACCAGATTTGAAGTCGGGTCAGAAGGCAATGTCAAAGTTAGCGTCTTTGATGTGTTTATCTTAACTTCTTCCATAATACCTCTATTTTATCAGATTTATCGTTAGTTAAAAACTACCGCTTCTTATCTCATCAACTTTATCTATTATTGCCTTTTTCTTATTAAAAATGCTTAGTAAAAATTTAACCCTGAAAGCAAAGACTGGATTTATTGGCTTGATTATTTCATATACAGCATTTTGATCATAATTACCATAAACTAAAGTCTTCATATCATCTGGCATTCCAGAGTATACGACTTCAAATTCTTCTGGAATATTTGCCTTTTCAATTTCAAGAACCTCTTGAAAATCCCAAGCGTCTGGGAACAATGACAGGAGAGCAGAAAGTGAAAGATAGCTAGAATTTTCTTTAACAAAAATTTTCAAATCATCACTCATTGGCTCAACATTTTCAGGTCTAAGTCTTGCTGATGTATTCCCCTTTAAGAACTCAAATATCTGCATATCAGGTTGATTTGAAACATACAATCTATCAAAGCCAATTTGTTCTAAAAATTGCTTTGCACTTGTAGCAACTTTTTCTTCATTACTGAAAGGCTCTTCTGAAACATCCGACCATTCTTGAATAACCTTAAATAGTTCAGCAATTGAATATGTATTTAACTGTGTATAAGCATCAGTTAAAAATTGATCTCTTTTTTCATATTTAGTTTTTCTTTTATTATACATAATGTATCCAACACCATGAACTGACATAATATATTCTGATATTTCAATATCATCCAAAGAATCATAAATAATCATACTTCCTTGATCTGGCGTAGGGAATGCCCATGCTCCATATTTATCATTATCGCATCTCCAATCAGACTGTTTATCATTAATAATTGGGATTGAATCCATAAAAGTGAATGTGCCTCTTTCAGTCGGTTCAACACCAATTTCATAAATATTCCAAAATGTTTCAAAAATAGATGTATTGATATTCTCAACAATTCCAGAGCCTTCGGCTCTTAAACTTCTTTTTAATGTGATATCAAAAGAATTTTTAAATGCAACTAGCACATATCCATTATTCATTTCAAATAAGTCATAACTGTCAATTTCCTCGTCTTCATTAGTCATCTTATGATAAATGGAAACTGGACCATCGCTGGCTTTAATCTTTTTTAGCATATAAAAAAGTTTGTAATCGTTTATAACATCAAGAGTAAAATTGTTTATTTCTTTCATTTTTTTCCTTTAAGAAGCGTAGTATTCAAAATATACTAATCCTATTGTACCGCTTGTGGTTGCCCCAACAGCCGCATCTCCGCCTTTTCCGTATGGTCCAACACCGCTTACTGCTGCTGAGTTTGCGCCTGCTGTTCCTTGTGTAGCACTTGAATATGCCTCAGCTCCACCACGACCTCCTGCACCATAATTGAATGTTGACAAACCAGAATATTGCAAACCAGCACCACCAGTGCCTCCTGTTGCATTTACACCACCACTGGTTGAGCCAGCGCCACCAGTGCCGTTTACACCACCACCACCGCCTCCTCCGTATGCATATTCTGGCCCTTTTGCATTGTAGGTGGCAGCATCCGAACCACCATTGTTTGCAACATTGTCTCCTGTTCCTGACGCACCACCACGATAGATAAGATTGTCATTATCACTAAACGGCCTATTACCGCCAGTGCCCTTTCTTTCTGTAAAGTTGGAAGCAGAAACTGAAGTATTTCCACCATCAGTGTTCTGCCCACCGCCTGCGCCAATTGCAATTGTTAAAGTTGTTGTTGAGGCATCAGAAAATGTTACTGACGATGAAAAAACTTTTCCTCCACCACCGCCACCACTTCGAGCCGCTAATAAAGTTTGATTATCCCATCCACCTCCACCTCCAACAACAAGAAGATTATTAACTGTTGGGATTACAGCAGAAGATCCTGTTGGGGTTACTGTTGGGACTGTAAATGTTGTTGAACCAGATGCTGTATCTGGACTTCCAGACGCACCGTTTCTGTAGAATTTAAGAGACCATGTTGTAAATGTCGTATTTGAACTTGTTACTGAGCCGACAGAGTTTGTAGCAATAGCTCTTACATAATAAAGTGTACCAACACTTAATGATGGACTGCTATGATTAAAGTAAACTGATTGACTTGCACCAGTTAAACCTGATACTGTACCAGAATCTGTCCATGTTGATTGGTCTGTACTATATTGAAATTTTACACTCGTTGTTGCACCATTTGGGTTTACAGTTGCATTAAATGTAGCCCTATTTTGATTAAAATTGGTAGTGCTATTTATTGTTATTGTCGGTGCTGATGCTTGTGGAGCACTACTTGCTACAATACCTAAGTGCCTCATGTCGTAATGTCGCCAACAACTACCCAAGTATTACTTGTCACTTTTATAAGACTACATGCCCCTAATGCGACTCTTATTTGTGGAGTTGCTCCAGATGATGATGTAATAGTTAATCCGCCTGGGGCAGTATTAAAAATAACATTTGAATTTGCTCTAATAAAATCAAATTGAGATCCTATTGGCAGTGCATTACTGACAGCAATCGGAATGGTTATATACAATGCGGTTGAATTATTACAGTAGTATATTGAACTACTTTCATTAGATGCAATTGCTATGTTTGCTGTTGCATTTATAACTCTTTGAGCTTTATCTTGACCTCTTAATGGGTAGTAATTTATTCCAGACATATATCTATTATACCTTTTAACCGACTAGGCTGACAGGTCTCCTATGGCTACCCATGTATTTGCAGCCCTTTTAATTAAGGTAGCAGCAGACCATTGCGCTCTTAGTTTAAGACCAGTCGCTCTATTAATTGTAACACCTGAAGCGGGATTTATTGTTGTTTGACCCGCCCCAACTTGAAGAATATCAATAGAAGTTCCAATAGGGAAATTAACCGTGTTATCAGCAGGCACTGTTAGGTTATTAGCAGTACCAACATTCATTTCAACCAAGTCTCCATCATCAGTTAAAGCTAAAGTATAAGAAGCTACTTGTTGATTTGTAATTACATGATCAACAACAGCACCAGTTACAGCGACATTACCAGAAACGGTTAAAGAGGTTAATGTTCCAACAGATGTTAAACTTGAGCCAACAACTGACGAGTTAAGTGAGGTTCCAGTAAGAGTTGCAGCATTTGCAGTTACTGTCCCAGAACCGCCCAAAGAGATTGATGTTCCATTAATTGTTAAAGAAGTGTTAGTCAGAGCAACTGTTGGAGTAGCGCCTTCTCCTGAGTTGTTGGAAAATGTAATTCCAGTTCCAGCAACAAGTGATGCAACATAATCACCAGTTGTATCTGTGCCAAGATTGATTGGGTCATTTACCCAAAGTGTTCCATTATATTTAAGGAAATCTCCAGATGCCAAGGTATTTCCAATTGAAACATCATGAAGTTCGTCTAATTCATATCCATTTTGCGTAGCAACATATATAATTCCATTGTTTGTTGCACGAACTACAACTCCAACAAAGACAAGGTGTTCTGGCGCAGATGGTTTTGTTTTTGTAAATCCTCCATCTTCTGCAAGCCATAAAACATCGCCAGCCGCATATCCAACAGATAGATCAATTCCATCTACATATCCACGAGTAACAACAGGACCGTTTTCAGATGCAGCAATATTTGCAGCAACTAAACCAACTGTTTTAGACGATGTAGTATCTGAGTCATTATCTGCCCTTTTCACTGTCGCATGATCGCCTGTTGCTCCAAAAAGGTAAACAACAGTACCAGTGGTTAATGTTGTTGATTCAGCATTTCTAACATATGAAACCACAGAAGAATGTTTATTAACCCAATTAGTTCCATCATAAACCAGAGATTGAAATTCTTCTGGAGAAGTTATCACTACATCAGTAATTCCATCTAAAGACGATGTGCTGCCAAACGCAACAATAGCATTAGACGAGTTTTTATAAAACAATTTCCCATCAGCGTAATTAAGACCCAATTCCCCATGTTCGAGGGCAGCAGGTGTTGCAGCAGCTGTTCCTGAATTTTTAATTTTAATGGTATTAGCCATTACTTCCCCCTAATTAGAAAGTACCGCCATCTACTGTATCAGACCATGCAGGTACGCCTGCTACAACCTTAAGGAATTGACCTGCTGAGCCAATACCTAGTTTTGACAATGTATTCCCAGATGAAGAATAAATCAAGTCTCCAGTTGTATAAGATGTAAGACCAGTACCACCGTAAGTTGTTCCAATGGCTGTGCCATTCCATACACCAGTCACAATAGTGCCAACAGATGTAAGGCTTGAGTTAATAACTCCAGAGCCAAGAGTTGTATTAGAAAGAACTGATGTTCCTCCAATTTCAAAAACTTTCCCTGCAAGAAGGTTAAGATTTTCTGATGAAGTCCAAGCTAGTGTTGCATTAACCCAGTTAAATGTCTTGCCAGTTGAGCCATCTGTTACAGTAATACCAGCACCATCTGCTGTAGTATTTGATGCAGATGTAACATTGGCAAGAACAATATTCTTATCTTCAACCGTTAGTGTTGCAGTATTTAAAGTTGTTGTATTTCCATTAACAATCAGATCTCCAGTAACGGTAAGAGTGTTTCCAATTGTTACATCATCTGGAAGACCAATCGTTACCGCACCAGTCCAAGGACCAGTTCCTGTGCCAGATACAGTAATCTCATTTGATGTGCCAGTAACAGATGTTACAGCAGCAGTGCCCAAATCACTAATTTGAGAACCTGTGATTGAGATTGAAGTATTGCCTGCAGCAGTTAAACGGCCTTGAGCGTCAACAGTGAATGTCCCGACTGTACCAGCGGCACCATATGAGCCAGCAGTTACTGCTGTATTATCAAGATTAACAGTAACAGTATCGGATGTAGCAGCCGAACTAAGACCAGTTCCGCCAGAGATTGTAAAAGTATCACCAGCAGTAATTGTCTGAGAAGAACCACTATCTGCAGCAGCGGTAAAAGACTGAGATGCTACTGAGAAATTAAGCTTAGTATTTGCATCATCATATGTAACAGTGATTCCAGATTGTGTACCACCAGAAATTAATGTTCCAACAGCATCCTGTGCAGCCTCGTTAAAGTCGCTAACTCCAGCAGATGTAATTGAAATTGATGTGTTTCCAGCAGCAGTCAAGCGACCTTGGGCATCAACTGTGAATGTACCAACAGTATTTGCTGATCCATAAGAACCGCCAGTTACTGCAGTGTTATCAAGATTAATTGTCAAAGTGTCAGTTGCACTAGCAATTGATGAAAGACCAGTTCCACCAGAAATAGTAAGAGTGTCACTTAAACTAACTGTTTGGCTTGAACCACTATCTCCAGCGACTGTGATTGATCCCGAAACTCCGCTAACTGATTGGTCAACATAAAGTTTTGTCGCAGCATGACTGTTTGCAGTTGGTGTTGCAACAATAGTTGTTCCTGTAAATGTCTTATTACCAGTGACTGTTTGTGCTCCAGAAAGGTTTACATAGGCTCCTGCTCCAGCAATCGCCTCAACAGTGGTAGCAGTTCCACCTGCTCCACCAGTTCCTTTACCGTAATAAAGAACATCATCTACTTCGTTATATGCAAGTTCTGCATTTTCAAGAGAACCCGGCGCACCAGCGTTGCCAGAACCTCTTCTTTTAATTCTAATTGTATTTGCCATTAATAATTTCCTCCGTCTAATAGCGTGTTTGCAATTGAGTGGACATGATCCGCTCTACTTGCAAGCTCTAAAACCCCAGAACTGCCTGTTCTGGCAATGTCAGATGGCGTTGCATCCGACAAAGTTAGTATTCTTTCGAGTGTTATAGTTGCAGGAGTTGAGTTAAGGACTGTAATATCCCCATCTCTAACTACGACATTTGTTACATCAGATTCTGTAATTGTAACATTTGTTACATCTCCAGTATCTACTCTTAATGTAGTAATATCAGCCATTGCTTATGTCTCCGATAACTGTGACTTTACCTCCCATAAGAGTTGTCACAACAGAACCATTAATCTCTTCTAAGTCATAATAGTATATACCACTAGAAATATTTGCAGTATTACTAGAAGTCATTGAAAAGGTTAATATGCCGTTGGCAGCGTTTGTTATTGTCGTTGTAAATGATGCAACTATAGAATCAGAACCTTTTGATTTTTTAATTTGAGCAGCATAAGTACGACCAGATATATTAATTGCAGTATTTGCAGAGTTTTTTATACGTGCTTCATGCGTATAAGAATCTCCTTGATAAATTGATATATCTCTTGATGCAGCCATAATTAGCAGTCACACGCCTCACATCCGCAATCGCATTGTTCAACACATTCACAACCACATTCGCATGATTTATTTCTAGTCATTTTAAACCTCCATTAATCCTTTGTTTTTCCAGCAAAGTATCCACCGATAATTCCTATGAGTCCTACAAGAGCATTCTGTACTAATGCAATCGATTCTGGGTTTGTAGCAACCGCTTCACCAGTTTGATTTTGTGCATACATCATTGCCGTATATTCACCAATAACAACAAGGCCAATAAAACCGAGTATCCCAATGGTAATTATCCACATTAATTTGTCTTTCATTTGCATAATAATTATGCTCCTGGTTTTGGAATAGCTTTCCAAGCTGCTTCCATTTTTGCAGCATCTTCAGCAACTTCTTTTTCAAATTCTAGATGCAACCACTGGCCTCCAAAAGACCCGGCATTCTCTTTTTCATTATAGACCTTTACCCCAGCCATACCTTCACCTCTTGAGCAACGGTAACCTCTTCCATAGCCAGGCTTTCCATCTTTAGCGTTTGAATCAAATGCATAATCATGAATCTCTACAATTCCTAATTCTTTCGTATGAGTAATGAACCACTCCCACATAGCAAGACCAGTCTTACGATCTGGATAGCCGATATCGCAAGCAGCACCCGTTGCATGAACGGACAGCCATTTCTCCATTCCTGGATCTCCAATTTTCTTACCTGCTGTATGAGAATTTCTCATCAATCTTGGAGAATAGATCCCCATATTTGTTGCCTTCCATCTACGACCACAAGCCATGACGAACCATTCAACGCCAGCGCCTGCCTTTTTTCCGTCAAAAGCGGGATAATATGGATATTTCCTGGGCATTACTTACCTGAACCCTTACCAAAAGCAGTATCCTTTGGATTCAAATAACGCATAATTACTGGCAATGCCGCAGCCCAAAGAGCATTCAGCGCCAACTTCCAATCCTGTGTTGCTGCATATGTAGATACACCTGCACCCAAAACGCTTCTTCCATATGAGGCGAGCAAAGCCTTGTTGTTTTCAAAAATCTTATTCATAGACTCTCCTTTGTGATCAAATATCACTAATTACATTATACATTAGTCTGCTTCATCAGGCTTACTTTTTGCTTTGCTAAAGATTGACTGTATTTCATTATCAGAAAGTTTTCCATCATCAAGAAAGGCATTAGCAAGCCCCTCAACGACTTTTGCGACTCCACCAATTCCAGCCATAAAAATAGCCTTTGGCAAACTAACGCCAGCAACAGCGCCTGCGCCAATAACCCCAAGACCAGATGCTCCAAAAACAGCTAAGATCCTAAGTAAGATATTTTTTGTAGTGCTCATTTTACTCCTTATTCATCATTTTTAGCCATTACGCTTAGGTAATGGATTAAGAATGCAATCGATGTTGCAATCAATGTAATCTTTCTTGTGTCCCCAGAAAGAGTTGCAAAAACAATAACTGTGCTAGATATTGTGAATGCAAGGGCAGCAGTTTCTCTGCTGAATTTTTTAATGAAATTCCATATACTAAATTTCTTCATTCCTTCCTCCGTGTATTTAAAAATACTATTTCTTGTAAAGTCACCATCATCTCCTCCCTCTGGGCCTTCGATTTCTGGTGCCTCCTCTTCCTCTTCAGACTCCTCCTCATCCTTTTTAAAATGAGAATTTGGTCCACCGCCATTATTGTTATTTGAATTCCCTCCAGATGGCGTAGGAGAGCCACTAGAGCCTCCTACAACCGTTATTGCAGATACAGCGCCCATTGCTGCTAAAAGTGTTCTGCGGTTTTTAACACTTATTTCAGAACCAACGGGAACATATTCATCAAACCCTTCTGCATAGATATTTATTTCGCCCTCAAATGCTTCTTTAACTTCATCTGGTGCATTTTGAACAGCCTCTATAATTTCACCCTTTTCTTCTTCAGTAATTGTGGATGTATCAATAGCATTAAAAACTTCTTGTGCGTCTTCTTTACTTATTTCCTCCAAGACCTCTGGAGAAGTAGCAACATCTACAGCCTGATCTGGCGTAATTTCTTCAGTAATAACTGCTGGCAATGTAGTTGTTGTAGGTGGAATAGTTGTTGTAGACGATGTTGTTGTGGTTGTCGTAGTTGTTGGTGCAACCGTTGTCGTGGTAGTCGTTGTTGTGGTCGTTGTTACCAATGGCAATTGAAAAAACAAAGTTGTTGTGGTTACTGGTACGGTTGTAGTCGTTGGGGGCAATGTCGTTGTTGTTGTAGTTGTGGTAGTTGTTGGTAGCGTCAAACCAATGACTTCATTGCTCCAGCCAGAATAAACCGAAAGTGAGTCATTGTCAGCTCTTACTTTAAATTTGCATGACTGATCAGATTCAAGGTTTTCAATAATTGCAGATGTTGTTGTTGATGAAATAGCAAAACCAGACTCCCAGTTGTTGCATGACCAAAATATGGCATAACGCTCAACCTCTACATTTGACTGTTCTGGTGCAGTCCAAGATAGATACACCTTGCTTTCATTTGTTGATGTAACCTCAAGATTTTGCGGGTTATTTAGATATGGTGCAATAGTGGTAGTTGTTGTAGTAGTTGTCGTGGTAGTTGTAGTCTGATTTGATATTAAAGATGTTGATGTTTCAAAAGAATAACTCTGTCCATACCATCTGTTTGGATCACCACAGCAAACACCTGTTCTTAAACGATATGTGCCAGGTTGTAGATTAATGGATATATTTGAATCAAGACCATAATAGTCATCATTTGCAGTTAAGACATTATCCTGAGAGTCATAGAGCCATAGCATTGAGTCGATACCATACTGCTGAGCATAGGTACGAACGGTAAAATTTTGAGGCTCATCAAAAGTAAAGTAAAAGTCATTTGCCCCAGATGTTGCATAGTTATCAGCCTTAACAGGGCTTGAAATAAACGATGTGAGAATAGAAATAAAGCAGACAATAAATAACGGAATAGAACCTTTTCTTAATCTTAACTTTCTCACATATTAATAATACTTGATTATTAATTAAGCAGAATACTCAGCTCCACTTATTGTAAAAGTGCATTTATTATCAGCATTTATAATATGAATTTTATCACTAGCGTTTAAGACAATAGTAGAATCCATAGAGATTGTTTCATATGCAAGTACTGATAATGATTTAAAAAGTGCATTATTATTTCCGGGAACACCTGAGCCTCCAAGAATATGAACATCACATGTTACTGCTGCATTGCTTGTATTACAAATATTAATTGTTTTAATTATTGCATATGAACCACTACTACTTGACACAGTGTAGACATTAGAAGCAGTTTCATTTCCTACATATAATGATTTTGGTATTAAATTAGCCATTAGACCCCCATCCAAGTTAAAATTTCAGTATCGTAAACTGTTTTATTCATATCCTGAACAACAACAGCATCAAGAACATGGTCAACAATCTCGCCCTCTACATGGGCAGCGGCAGTTGTACCATCATAGCCTCTTGTTTCAATAGTGAAAGTATTGGAAGATCTACTTGCTATCAGCATTTTTTCTTCAGTTATAGTTCCTCTACCTATTGAAATAACAAACTTATTAAGAGAACCAGTTGGAAAAGAAGAACCATCGGCAACAGAGAATGATGTTGAAACATTAGTAATATTAGCAGATAAGGTTTGTGGAATAACTGCTCCTGCAACTTCTCTTCTTTCCATATTAACCTTTAATCAATTGAGATATCAAGGTCGCCAGTAGCGACTCTAAGGGTATCTCCAGCGTCAAGAACCTTGTTTGCGGTCAATGTCCCGTGAACCAAAAGGTTTCCACCAGTGCTATTGTCCATAATTCCAATTGCAACAATTGTGCATGCAGGCATTCCAGCAAAGTCAATGTTTGCATTGTTTGATGTAGCACCCGATGATGCAGCAGTAAAAAGACCAGCAAGGGGCTGTCTTGCATATGAGCCACCAGTAGCCTCTGTTCCTGATGTTGAATCGGTTGGAGCAACTGTGAACAAGGCTAAGTGCGTTGTTGGTTTTGTATATGATGTAGTTCCTACAACATGGTCAAGCATTTTATTTTCAGCATAATTGCTAAGACTACCTGGCATAATTAATCCTCCTTAGAATTAAAATATTCTTCAATTTCAAATTGGTCTGGCAATCTAAAGTTGTCAAGACCGAGCAGAATTTCTGCGTCAGCTTCTGGAACTTCTTGGATTGGATTATCTCTTGTAAATGTTACGGAATTGCTTATATAAGAAGCACCGCTTTCAAAAATAATAATCTTAAAACCTTCTTTAACACCCTTAGGGGCAGCATCTGCTTTCTTAGGAGCAGCTTTCTTTGCAGGAGCCTTTTTTGCAGGCTTATCTGCTTGTTTATTTACATCTGTCGATTTAATAACATTATCAGTCATAAATAATAGATTACCACATATGTTTAAATAATGCGAGAAGGGAGAGGGTATTTCACCTCTCCCTTCCCATTTTTTTTGATATTAAATATTAGAGGCTGCGAAGCTTAACATTCTTGCCGATTACATAAGAATCGGCATTTTCAATGTTAGAACCAACACGCATAAATTGAGTATATTCAATTGTGTCTGTCTTTGGCTTGAACTGACGGTAAACAGTAATGTCACGGTGGATACCGATGATACGGTTATTTGGGAATGTCAATTCAACATGACCATGAGAACCAGTGGTTCCAGAATAGTCACCAGCTGCTGCTTCAGGCATAAGTGGAACTTCAATCAGTGGAATACCAAATGGTGCAATACCAGTTGAACCTGCTCCACCATTTCCTCTCATTGAACCTTGCAAGAACGCCATTTCACCAACTTGTGACATTGGTGCTGGTGCGCCTGCTGTTGCAGCGGTTGCCGAGTTTGGATTTCCAAGTGAGTAAATCGTATCTTGCACCATTCCCGAACCAGTGAAGAATCTCAACTCATTTCTGCGCTGGAGATACTTTGTTGGAAGGTTGCGGAGGATACGGTCATATGTAGCGCGGGAAACTTGGTTTCCTGCCTCATCTACTGTACGACCATTTGCCTTTGCAAGCTTGATAAACCCATCAAGTGCCTTAATAAGACCATTGTTGGATGAGGTGTTACCATTGATGAACAAATCGTCAAGGTCGTTGGCTGTCTGACGAGCCATAACCTGTGCGATATGATCTTCAAGGGATGCGCCCTCAATGTTGTCCTCAAGGGACTCTGTTGATACAGACCAGTCAAGACGCAACTTAACGGTGCTGATAGAGACCTTGCTGAATGTTACTGGGGCATTTGCGCCAGTGTCGGTTGCCTCAGTTGCCTTTGCAAGCAAACGGGTTCCGACAGAAACCTTATCGATTTCCATTTGTGGTGTACGCATACGAACGACTCTTGCGTTCTGCATAAGTACGGACTGATCAATTACGTAGTCAAGGAAGCGGTTAGACTGTGCTGGCTTTAACAAACCACCAGAATCATTGCCAACAACGCTCGTTGTAACTTCATCAGCCTTTGAAAGAATTTCTTCTTGAGATGCCATATTATTTATTCCTCCTAATCATGACTTATAGCCCAGTGCTTTAATCAAGCCCTGTGGCAAATACATATTTCCCCAAATTGAATCAGACTTGGTGAGTTCTTCCTCATCCTCATCTGCATCTTCTGGGTCAACACTCTTTTTGATTGCGCCTGCCTCGGCAAAAGCCTTGACCTGCTCCTCTTGCTCGGAAAGTGCCTTTTCAGCAGCTTCCAGTTTTTCTTGAAGTTCAACCGTGTTGGCTTCAAAACTCTTTGTGATATTGTCGATCTTTTCGTTCAGCGAAGCCTCAACCTCTTCTTTAATAGAAGTAGCGAAGTTAGCCAGTTTGTCATCAACCACAGCACTAAGAGCGTCTTTAAGGACTTCAATATCCATATCTTCCTCCTGTGTGTATTCAGTAACTTCAACTGTATTATCTGTTGAAGCATTCTCTTGAACATCTGGAACAAGCCAATTGACAAGTCGCTTTAAAAGCGATAATCTATTTATTTCTTGTTCATTCATGTCTAAGACCTTATCATAGTTTACATCATTTTGCAATGATTCTTCTTGCGTTTTAATGATTTCTAACTCGTCTTCAAATTTCTTTGAATCCATTTCTTCTTTCTCCTTTTTCTTTTTAGGATGTGTAGGTGTAGCAAATCTATTTCCTTGTTCTGGATTTTTGATTCCAGAACCCATTCCAGTAGTAGTTACTTCTCCCTCTTTTTCCATATCTGTTTGAACAGATTTCTTTTTAGTATTCTCATATCTTTCAAGGAGTCTTCTGCCTTTTGCAGCAAGTTCCGCAGCATCTTGCATATTTTGCGGAACAGGCTCTCCCCATGCTGCAGCCGAAAGAGCAAGCCTAGTTGGGTCTCCATTTGGCTTCTTCATAGGACCAGATGGATTTGTAAAAAATCTTGTTAAAAAAGAACCTTTTCTACGCATTTTTTCTGGGGTATCTGCTGCACCTTTAACACCCGGCTTAAGATTTGCGCCCTCTGTCTGCTTAAAATGCCTACGACCAGCGGCAGTTAGTCCACCTTTTGGATCTTTCAAAGGCTGTTTCGCCTTTTCAAAATCAATTCCATCTATAACATCAAGAATGTAATCAAGATTTCCATCAGTATCCATTTTGATAATATCAACAATTGCTAGAGCATTAGCGGGGTTATCTACCAAACTTAATTCACCCAATGAATATTCTTTAATAATCTTTACTGGTCGACCTCTAAACATTTTTTCTGTAGATTCAACTTTTTGCATAATTTTTCCACCAATTGAAAAAGCTTTAAGAGTTCCATCAAGAACTTTTTCCCAAGTGCTTTCAGCACCTTTTGAAATATAAGCATCAACTTTAATTGCATTATACTTCTTTCCATCTTCACCAGTTATTTCTACTGGTTCATAGTTGATTGCTTTTCCAACAGCAATCGGTGCATGCATTTCTCTAATGTTTCCGCCCCAGTTTTTAAAAGCATCAAGAGATGCAGCAAATTCAACAAGATCACCAGACTTGTCAATATTATCAGCAGTAGCAATACCGCTTACAATTCTTTCCTCTTTCTTGATTAAATCAATGGGGAAAGATAAATTAAAATTTTCCATAAAACCCTCGTAATTAATAATTATACACTATTTTTTATATTTTTAACCAAAAGCCATTACAGCGATTGTTACACCAGATGTAATTACTTCAAACTTTGTATAGTCACCATAAAGCTCAACATAACCAGCATTACCCTCGGCGGTTGATGGAATTAAAACCCTTAATGGACCACCATTAACTTGAACAACAGCATCTGTTACATTGTTGGAATTATAAAATTTAATAGAAGATGTATGTCTTCCGATACTTACTTCTCCGTCAGCACTTGTGACTGCGGTATCTGAATAAACTAAAGTTTGCTCACTCATTATTTTCTCCTTCGAATACCTTGACGGTATCTACATTATCGCCAGAATCTTGACTCTGACCTCTTTCTTTTTGGTCTCCAGAACCCTGAACCCCCGTAGGTGTTGAGCCTGCATCAGACCTAGACTTTGGCGGAATTGAAGCAGCGTTGTTTGAATTGCCAACTGGTGCTCCAGCTCCTTCTTTTTTAACATTGGTTGGGAATGGAAGAACATCGTCACCATTTTTACGTTCAGGAAGGCCAACCTTACCTCTAACTTCATTTGGCGACATAACTTCTGTTCTAAGATATCTATCATAGATTCTTGATTCCATTTCTTCATCCATGAGATCAATTTTCTTTAATTTAAATTGCAAAAGATCTGTGAATTCAGAAACAATTCTGTTTATCTTTTTTTCAATAACAGCTTGATCTGGACCAATAACTTGCATTTTAAATGTTTTGTCAGCATCTCTTGAAACAGCAAGGTTTGCATTATCGTAAACTCCGACTTTTGGAGCAGGAACTCTGTTTGCGACCAAAATCTCATCACGGTTTGATTTACGGTATTTATCGAATGATGCATCTTGCACTCCAGCTTCTAACTTTTCAAACTTAATATCAGTATCAGAACCGACAGATGCAGGAATCGGGATAATCAAGGTTCCATGATTACGACCTTTAACTTCATTTCTAAAGTAATTTACAAGTTCTTGTTTTGATCTTTGACTAATCTTTGCACCTTTTAGAATGATTGCGTAACGAGGAATTGCCTTATTTTCAAAATAATCAATATTGTATTCTTTAGCAAACTTATCTCCTACAATCGCAGCAGCAGCAGATACAGCAGATGGAATTCCATAGTATGTGTGATTTGGAGAATACATTTTAAAATGAATAATTTCATTTGGATTTGGGTCCATGTTGATAGGATCTGCTGTTTCAGTATCTTGAAAGTTTCTGAAGAATACGGCTTGAATTTTGTTACTTCTTGAAATCTGAACAAAACCATCGCGCTTTCTTCTTACGCGCACCATTGTTCCAGGAATATGACCAATATAACCTATTTTTCCAGCATTATTTCTACCGATTTCCAAATAGCCATTGCCAATAGTGAGAACATCTTGCCAAACTCTAACCAGAGTTTCAATAAGCGTTTCTTCAACATTCAAATCTTCAAATGTTTCATCAAGTTCTTCTTTTAGATCTTGTAACTGCCTTCTTGTTCTATCAAGCTTTGAAGGCTCTTGCTGCGCTCTTTCAATCTTTCTTTTGGCTTTTAATGTCTCAGTAAATTCAAAACCAAGACCAACTGTGTTCATAACTCTTGCATTAATTGCTGCATAGTGGATTGCGCTTTGATCATAAAGATGAGCCAAATTATCTAAATCGTATGGCGGATTAATAATATCCCATAAAGAATAACCATTAACAACCAATGGATCAACATATTTTGTTGAAGTTCCATCTTCACCTTCGTACTTTTTCTGAAGGCGGTTAGCTCTTCTTTTCATCTTTGGGGATAATGTGTCTATTTTTACATTAAGAAAAGGATCATTAATCTTCTTTTCTGTTACAAATTCATTATATGAAATATCGTCTAGTTCAAATGAATTGTTGTCATCTTCTACAACTTCCATTTTTTGCATTACATTGACCTCTTATGTGCAAAGTAATTATCAAAGAAGTCCTCATAAGGATCTGCAATTAATCCATTTGATAATCTTTCTGCTTGGTCATCCCTTTCAGAAGCAGATATTTTTCTAGCGCCAGGAATCCATCTTGCAACTCCAGCACTTGTTCCAGTCCAATATCTTGCAGCTTCAGCAACCTTGTTTTCAATATCCTTATCATCAACTAGCCCATAGGCTGACAATAAATTGCCATCAGAATCCGAGAGTGGTAATCCGTCTTCTTTAATCCATATACAGACACCAGCAGCCCTTTGGGGGATATAGATACTTTTGTGTTTAATTAAATCGTCACTCATATGTTACAATTTTACATTACTTTCTTTAATTTATCTACCTTGAAAGATCATTTTTACACAATTATGACTTTAGATTGTCAGTAATAAGTTTGATTTCACAAGAATCTGACGTACAGTATGACTCTCCTACAGCATCAGCAGCCATTCCTGCATACACACCTGCAAAGTCAATTGGGAATAATTTCATTAACCCATCTTCGGTATATTCCTCTTCAGTTATTTGAGTATAAGGCATTTGTGGATATGTAAAGTTTCCTTGTGGAAGGAAAGATACTGTCTTTAACTGTCCATCATACATGTGCAAGACAGTTCCGATATAATCCTTTTCTGTCTCAGAATCAAATGAAATAGTTACAGAAACAGAATTATCCGACCAATATCTTTGTGCTACTGATGCAATTGCCATCTTTTCAAAGATTGTTACATCTTTTTCTGATCTTTTAGCATCTGACTTAATTGGAAAAAATACAACACTTGTTGTGTCTGGTGACTCAGATGCTGGCTCTACACGATAATTTGCCATTCTGAATAGCGGAAGCATCGGGTCATCATTGGCAAATCGAATTGCACGAAGGAAGTACTCACCACCGGGAGTCCAGTGAACTCCAGGAGATTCTCCAGCCAAAATTGAAACTGTTCCAGATGGCTTAACCGTTGTCATCTTGATTGATTCACGAATACCAAACCATTCAGAATAAATATTGTCATATCTCTTTACAGTTTCATATCCACTATCCATCCATTCACGAAGA